ATGACTGTAGCTCTTGTTGACAGAGCCGAGTCACTGCTCGGATTCCATTGAAAAGTTTTATTATTTTTAACAGTCGCAACTAAAATTTGACCAAAATTGTCTAATGACCAATTACCTGGTTCTAGCGTCACTTCTCCTGTTGGAGAGGCATCACCCCATCCAATAAAACTAGAAGCCTCTTGCACTACAGCACCATCACTGTGTCCAGACCTTACAGACCCAGAGGCTCCTCTTGTTATACCTGTAACAGTGCTTCCAGCAACACCTGTGTATGTGATAAGTTCCTCACCCACTAGCATAGTTCCACCAGTCCCACTAAAGCCAGTTACAGAAGTTAAAGTAATTGTTGTACCGGAGCCGCCCGTACCATTTGTGTCATTTAATAAAGCTCCGTTTAGGGTAGTGCTAGTTATAGACGGATTAGTACCACCATACAAACCAGTACCATAACCATATCCTGTAACTTGAACTGCATCACCTACTTTAAAGTAAGGAGATAAAGTAACACTTCCTCCTGCAGTAAAACCAGCACCAGACTCTACTTTACCAGCTGTCACAGTAAAACTATCAGAAGTTCTTGTAATCACTTCAAAAACATTTTGCGTAAAATCAGCACCAACAAATCCAGTTCCAGACAAAGGCAATGTAACACTTGAGAATAAAAACAAATCACCAAGTTCTAATCCATGACCTGCTTTATTAACAGTAACAGTAGCTGAATTGTTTGTAGTAGTTAATGTGCAAGAAGTTATATTTGTATCTAAAGGTGACACATCATACATTTGTCCATCGTGATATATAAACAAACCTTTGTTTGTGCCTATCGCTATATATCTTTTGCCAGTAAGATCACTCCAGATGTGCATATCTCTAGCAACACCAACTAATGTGCTAGCAGTAGATTGCTCCCACCCACCTATTTTTTCTGGGTAACCATATCTAAACCGAACATTATCGCAGTCAATCCATTTGCCTTGTGCTCCAGTAGGAGTAACTTGTTTATTTATACCTCCAACAATCTGGATTTCACTTAACATGTTGTTCCTTTAGTTATGCTAATTTATAACCACCAAAAAAAGAGCCGTTATAATTACCATAGCCTCCACTTGTACCACCCATAAACCAAGGGGTGCTAGCTGATTCATCTGCTTTCATATATATTTCTACATAATCACTTGTGCCGTTCATAGTAACGATAGCATTTATATTTGCGAGGTATCTATAGTCTCTATCATATCCTGAACTCTGGTCTTCCCCAGAATAATAGGCACCATGAGTAATGGTACCATTTTTTCTTAAATCTACATAAACCGAACTTAACCTATCTGTAGTTCCACCTGATATATCAGTTTGACAAAAGAAAAAATAATCACCAGCCACATTTGGTGTAAACCTGTAACTACTAACATCATAACAACTATCACTATCAACCACTTCGTTATTAAAAGGTGCTTTTACATATGAATTGTCTGAAAAATTATTATTGCAAGCATCTCCTGAACAGCCAGAAGCTCCTCTTCTTGCAAAAAAGAAAGGAGCATTTGATGCACCAGCAGTCGCTTTAATTAGTCCTGAATCTCTTGTTGTGTTTTGTGTTATGATACCTGTCATATTATGTTCCTATAAAAAAACCGCCCCAATACGAAGCATGATTAGATTGGGTGCCACCAAACAATCTAGCATAGTTTGCACTTTGATTTATTTTTATCCAAGTTTCTATATAATCTGATGAACCATTAAAGTCAATTATCATATCTAAATATGCGTGACAGTGATTATCTTTGTCATAACCACTGCTTTGCTCACTTCCTGAATATTTTTTCTGCATACCTTTTCCATATTGACTACCATTTATTCTAAATTCACACCAGAACTCAATCATTCTATCAGTGTATTCACCAATATAACAGTTAGCAAACATATAATATTTACCAGCTTTGTTAGGGGTAAATCTGTAATTACTTGCATCATAACAACTATCTGTATCTAGTTGCATCTGATTAAAATATGCTTTTGTATAACTATTATCTGACGTGCTTTGTGAACAAGCGTCACCTGAACAACTGGTAGTGCCACGTCTTGCCATAAAGTATGGAGTATTACCTCCAGCTGGCAAAACTTTTTTTAATCCTGACGACCTTCCTATATTCTGACCTATTATACCTGACATATTATGTTCCTATAAAAAAACCTTGAAAATTTGATTGTCTGTATGTATCAGTTAAATTACCACCATTTATTCTTGGACTATATACAGTAATATCAATAAGACACCAGACTTCTACATAATCTGTAGTTCCATTAAATTGTTCAATAGCACTGCAACGTATTAGTGCATCTTGGTCGTTATCATATCCACTACTTTGGTCTCCTCCATGATATACAGCACCAGCTAATACATTATCTCCACTTCCACCATTTTTTCTAAGAAAAACTCTGGTAACAATTTGTCTATCTGTGTAAGAACCAGCAGTTATTGTTGTTTGCAAAAAATAAAAACCAGCTTTATTTGGAGTAAATCTCCAATTTGATGTATCATAACAACCATCTGAATCATATACTTCTTGATTAAATTCTACTTGGTCTAATGTATTATCATTTACTAAGACTCTTAAGTTATCGCCTGAATCACCATCTAATCCTCTTGTTGCTAAAAATCCTGGTGTATTACCACCAACAGCAGCAGCTTTTAATAATCCTGAAGACCTATTTAAACCAGATGTAATAATACCCGACATTATACACCTAACGTTGCTTTTATTTCATCATCAGTAAGACCTAACTTTTTCAACTTTGTCTTGGCACTTGCTTTTAAATCTGCCCTACTGTTTTCAAAGTCTATAATTTCTTGTTCTAATGCTTTACCAGCTGCTGCATATGTGTTTAATGTTTCTATGGTAGGTTTAGCTACACCATCAACTGACCAATGTTTTATAACGTATGTACCCCCATCTTCTTCTAATAAAACATTTGCATTTTCACTACCAAAATCAATCTTACCAGAAAATCCTTTATCAATACAATATGCTCTTACTTGATCTGACATTCTTGTTGCCATTATACCTCCTTATCTAGTTTGATCTAAATAGTTAACAGTAACATCAACATTTCCAGAACTAGCTAATTGAACACAAAGATGGTCTTCATCTTCTAAAACTAATCTGTCGTTAAACACAAAAGTTTCATTTGCTCCGATTGCTTGATCTGAAAGTATTTCATAATCAGTACCTCCGCCACCATCATCAATGAACATATCAAAAGTCTCTGCTGCACCAGCAGTTTCTGTTACTATGACTGATAATATAACGTAAGTATGACCATTTACACCATTCAGAACTACAGTCTCTGAGTTTGTAACTCCTGCGTTTAATGATACTTTAAATACTTCACTTGCCATTTAAGCCTCCTTTACATTCCAAACACAGCAGCTTTACCAGTAGAAGAAACACTACTATCCATTGAGCCACCAATTACTACACGACCAGTTCCATTAGGAATTATGTCAATATTTCCATTAGAAACAGACACAATATCGTTGCCGTTCACATCCAAATTCCCTCCAAGCTGCGGACTCGAATCCCCCACCACATCTGTGATAACACTTCCATATTCTAAAGCATTACCACCACTATTAACTTTTAGAACTTGTCCTGCACTTCCTAAAGATGCAAGACCAGTTCCTCCTTGAGTGGTCGGAGTGAGACCACCCAAAGTGTCTAGAGATATTTCATTTAAATTAGTTCCATCTGCATAAGCAAAATATATTTTTTGTGCATCAGGAGTAAAGCCAGTTCCACTTGCAGTTTTAATAGTTAAGTTAGTTGGATTTGTAACTGCTGTTACATCAAAGATATACATTTTTTCCATACTGTCTGGTACAGTGCAAACTGTACTTGATGCAGCAGTAATAGTTGCAAACTTAATTATCATATTTCTTGCGTTAGATACTGCTCCATTTGACATTGCTAATGCCAAAGTACCACCGCTTGATAAAGTAACTTGCTCAAAGCCCCCTATCGCTTGTTGTACTAATTGTAAATTTGTGTTTGTTTTTGTTCCCCAGGTACCAGCGTTTTCACCAGTAGCCATAAGCTCTAATTTTAAATCTGCTGAGTATGTAGATGCCATATATTAAATCCTTTATGCTGCTGTTACTATTTTAGTCCAAGTCACAGGTGTACCAGTATCTATCCTGTTCCATACAATTATTATTACACTTCCTACCGAACTCGTCAATACTACTCCTGTAACATTAACACTTACATCTCCAGTCATACCAATAGATCCAACAGAGGAAGTTGATGAAACACCAGTAACTGAATACGTTGACACTGGTGTAATAGAGCCAACAGAACCTGTAGCAGAAACACCTGTAACAGCAATTAAACTATCAAAAGCAATACTTACTGTGCCAATAGAAGAAGTAAGCCCTACTCCAGTAGCATCAGCTATTGTTCTAGGAGCTACGACTGCTGTTCCAACAGAAGATGTAGCTGATAAACCTGTAGCAATAACATCACCAGTACCTGCAATTGTTGCAGTGCCTATAGAAGAAGTTGTTGGTAATCCTGTTGGAGTGATTGTAACACTTGTGGTAGCAGTTGCATCATCATTAGTTAAAGAAGCTTGAACACCAGTTACTGAAACAACAACATCAGTTGTGATTACAGGTGTTCCAACAGCAGAAGTAATTGCAATGCCTGAAGGTAAAGCAGAATAAGTGTCTCCCCAAACCCTATTACCCCAGCCTCCTCGACCCCA